TAATCTATCACCAATCGCATAAATCATGACGGCTATAAAGGCTAATAAAACAATAATAACAACTAATCCTGTGAGTATAAGTATCTTCATTTCTTTTTCTTCCTCTTAAAAAGTTTCATCCAATCTAGTCTAGGACCAAAATATATGTTTTGGCATTTTTTACCAAGCCAATCCGTTCCCCACCACCATTGCCAGACGTGTTCTTTTTTTTCCTTCTCCTTTTTCTTACGCTCTCTCTTTTGTCTGACCGATTCCTTGTGGCTTATGTTAAGAAGTTCTTGCTCCTTTTTCATATGCTTATAGAAGTCATCAACCAAGAGCGGCCATCTGAGCGCTCATATCTTGTGCTCTGTTTGGAGTTTGTTTGGCCCAACGGCTATCAAGCATTTCGCTTGCCGCGTCAGAATATTCCAGTGCTGATAAATGTTTCCACATATTACGGAACTTTGATACACCGGTCTTACCTAATTGAAATACCATTTCTATGATGATTTCTTCTGCCACTTCGTCAATGTCGCTGCAGCCGTGTTCTTGCATTAGGTCCTTCGCGCCTTTGATGGCTGATTCTAAATCGTGTTCTAATATGGTCATCAAAAATTTTTCTTCGTATTCCTTATCGTCTTCCCAAAAGTCTTCGACGCATAAATGACCGACGCCCACGGTTCTCTTGCCCAGGGTATCGAGGTATACTTTGTTTCTATACCCTTCGTGTTTTTTTACTGATTCTAATAATCTATCCATGTTCATTTGTGACCTCCTTATAGTCTTCTTTTAAATAGGTAATTGTTTTTACCCATCCTGTTGGTATGGCGATATGGCGCCCGCCGTCTTTTTCTTCGTCGTATTTAGAGTAGTCTGCCATAATGACCGTTCTTGTTTTATCATGGAACACGAGCCATCCCATTGAATGACATACGGCCAGGGGTTCTTTTTGCACTTCACTTACGCTGTGCCAACCGGTTGAGCCGTCTTTAGCGTCGTACCACGTAACACGGACCATTGGGTATTTAAGCATTTCTTTCTCCTATGTTTCTAAATACAATGGTGTATATACTCCCATGTACGATCCTGCAATATTAAAGTCGAAATATTCGACTGCTTCCTCATAGGTCATCTCACTACGTCCCATGAGTAATTCTAGTATTAGTTCCGTGTCGTAAACTACTCTTGTTCTTTTTCCATCCCATACTGTTCCGGCAATTGCTTCATCATAGCCTTCCGCGAAAAGTATATCGGGTTCATCGTCGCAATATAAATCAACTATATCTGCTCTATTCATGTCAACCGTTACAAACCGTTACATATTTCATAGTTGTTGATAACATTATTTTGGAACACGGACAATGGGCAAAAATAGCTTTGTATAGATTATTTTAAACTGAAATAAAAAATAATTTTTATTTTTTCTCAAATATGACGTAACCACGTAACCATAGCAATAAACTATTGAAATATAACAATAATATGGTTACTTTTACCACGTAACCTAGACGTAACCAGACGTAACCTTATATCAAATTATCCCATCAAAATAGATAAGATTTTTGGGATGAAAGTATAATATTATATTATTAGTAGTGTTTAAAATAATCTATACAGAAGTTAAAAAATGTATTAAAGTAAAAATATGCCTAAAATTAGAAATGGTGCGCTTACACCTAAACAAAGAGCCTTTGTAGAAATATTTGTCAAAGAAAATGGTAGATTAACAGCTACAGAATGTGCAAAACAGGCCGGATATTCCGAAAAGTCTGCTGTTTCACAATCTTGTAACTTAAGAAATCCCAAATACTTTCCAAAAGTTGTAGAAGCAATTGAAAATTTGCAGCGAGAATATGCAGAAGCAAGTAAAATAGATTTTGTTAAACATTCAAGAGAATTATCAAGATTAAGAGATCATGCAGTAACAAACGGACAATTAGGTCCTGCTGTCCAGGCTGAATATCGTAGAGGTCAATTAGCAGGATTTTATGTTGACAGAAAAGAAGTTGTAACAGCTTCACTTGATAACATGACAAGACCAGAATTAGAGGCAAAACTTAAAGAAATTCGAGATCATAATGTTATTAACGGTGAAGCTATTGGGGTTGAAATTAAAGAAATAGAAGACGAGAGTAAATCTGAATATTCTCAATTAGAACAGCATACCAAAAAATAAAATTTATAATTACTATCCATTTTATTAAATACCACACTAATACCCCACTTTATATGTACTATTATAATTTTTAGTGCCATTTGTTCTACAAACAACACTACAATATCTCTCAAATACTCCCATTTCTTTTTCTTTATTACAGTAAAAACATTTTCTTTTAACCATTTTATCCTCTTTCTTTGGTTTGCTTGTATTATAATAGTCTGGCATTAAAAAATTATCTTTGGTCATTTATTCTATTTCCTTTCTTTGAGTTTTCTGATCTCGTTAAGTATTGTAAATTCCAAGACACATGTAAGCCACAAACTAAAGGAGAAGTAATTGGAATAATATGATCAACTGTCAGATTTTCTGGACAATTAGCATAAATTTCTTTTATTTTATCTAAATCTGACCAAATGGGCGTTGCCTGTCGTTTTCTAGACCGTCTCAACGCTTTTTTAAAAGCCATCATGTGATGATTTTTAATGTAATAATTTTTTTGATATTCAGCCAATACCTTTTTTCCTAAAGTTTCACGCCTTTGTTTTTCATACTCTAATTTAGCTTCTCTATTACGCTGATAATATTCAGCATAATATTTCTTTCTATCTCTTTTATCTTTTCTCATCTTTTTCTCCAAAATGATTGTGCATTGAGTTAATTCCCAGGTTATAGACCATTTCCTCATGAAATTCCTTTAACGCCTTTTCCATTTCTTTTTTTGGTTCAGATAAAATATTCATTATTCTATCTGTTACATAGTGCATACACACTCTATTATCTTGTTGTTCATATTTCATTTCTACCACCATTCTGGTTGTTGTCTGCCTTTTTCCCATTTAGCGAAATATTTTTTTTCGCCTTTATAATAATTACGATAGGCAGTTACATAATTATTGTCCTTATATTCATCTAGCATACATTGAGGTGGATCTGTAAAATCTCCTTCAGGTATATTATTTATATAATTACTTTTTAAAATATTTTGTATAATTCTAAATGATTTATGTTTTTTCTTAAATCTATATTCATATTCATTATTAATCCATACTGCATTACCTAATGCCCAACTAAAACAATCACGATTAAATCCTACCCATTTTGTCATAGGGTGGTTTGAATAAGATGGTTTATATAATTCTTCTATTCTATCTGTATAATTTTGTATTGCAGTAGATAACATCTGACAGCTTTCTAATAACATTTTAGGAATATGCTTATCGCACAAATATTGCGCTGCAAAACTTGGTGTTTTATCTAAAAAGAATATGTTCATTTTTCAAATCCTTTCTCCATTAATTCTTTTAATTTCTTCTCCCACATGGCTCTATATACTAGATCGTCTGTAATGCTAGTATATATTTTCCATAAGTTAGAAACACGCTTCCAAAATAATTCTTCAGTCATTTTTTATTATCCCCCTTAATTCATAGCTAGTATCAATTATTGTATCTAATTTTTGGGTTATTAAATTTTGATCGCTTACTTTTCCCATATCCAAACATTTAGAATATGATCTAACTAAATGAACTAAATCCATATCCAAAATATTCATATATTCATTTTTAGATTGTGAAAAATGTTGGTTTAATAAATCAGCTTCTTCATGCAAATCGCAAGGCGTTTTTCTTTTTTCTAAAACTTCTTGAATGTCTAATAAATCTTTTACTTTCATATCTCTAAACTTTCTCCTTCGCTAATATAAATTTCCACTTGTCCCTCATTTTCATAAATACCTAAAAAATCGTATGACATTAATTTATTTTCATTAGAATAAATTACACATTTTTTTTCGTCCCCATGATTATATTTTTTAATGTAATCTAATAAATCTTTTACTTTCATTTTTAATCCTTTCTTTATGTGCTGTAAGTTAAGTTTAGACATTTAATTGAATACACCCCATACTAACTTTTTGTAATATTAATATCTTTAATTAAAAAGATAAACGTACTGTATTCTTTAAGGTAGTTTCTTACCTTACAACACAATATCCTATATAATCCCATTAATTTATAAGTCAATAGAAAAAAGAAAAAAATAACTTGACTTTTATTTTATCCTAATTATATGGGAATAATAGAAAGGATAATTTATGAAGAAATACACAGTAATTCAAACTTATGCAGCCCAAGACATTTACAAAAATGTTTTTGCAGAATCAAAACAAGACGCTATTTATAAAATTGCAGATTTACAAGTTGACGAGCAAAACCATGAAGATACTGAAACAATAGTCGAGGAAGTAAAATGAAGAAATTAGAATTTATCAAATCTAAAAAGTTATTAAATATTGATAATAACGCCAAAACTGTAAAAGGCCAAAAATATGGATATTTAACAGCTATTCTCTATCTTGCTCCTAGCACTGAAAGTGGATTTAATGTTTGTCCTCAAGCTTCAAAAGGTTGTAAAAAAGCGTGCTTATACACAGCCGGTCATGGTTCTTTTAATAGTGTTAAGCAAGGAAGAATAAATAAAACGAGGTGGTATATTCAAGAAAGAGAAACATTTTTAGATCAAATACGAAAAGAAATTAAATCATTTATAGCAAAAGCTGAAAATAGAAATTTAATACCTTGTATTCGTTTAAATGGTACTTCTGATATATCATGGGAAAATACAGGATTAATGGAAGAATTTAAAAATATTACTTTTTACGATTATTCAAAAATCTATAAAAGGGCTTTGTCTTATGTTAATGGGAAATTGCCTAGTAATTATCATATTACATATTCATTAAATGAAGATAATAAAAAAGAGGCATTTGATATTTTAAAAAAAGGTGGAAATATATCGGCTGTATTTAGAAAATCACTTCCAAAAAAATACAAAGGATATAAAGTTATAAATGCTGATTTACACGATTTGAGATTTTTAGATCTTAAAAATACGATTGCCGGATTAGTAGCAAAAGGAAAAGCCAAAAAAGATTATTCTGGTTTTGTGTTAGATACCGAAAATTCTAGGGGAAATTTAACTTTAGGAAATTTAAAAACTTGACAATTAATTATTCCCATGTTAATGGGAAATAAACCATAACAAGAAAGGAAATATTATGGCTGAAATGAAAGTATATCAAAGGGAACATTTTCAAAGGAAAATTAGAGACCTTTTAGAACCGGAAATAGAAAAAGAAGAAATGTTGTTGTCCTCTACTATTGCAGATATGACAGAATCGGCAGAAAAAAATCTAGCTAAAAAGATTGGCGCTGATGTAATTATAACTGATTTAGAAGAAGCTGAACAGGAACTTGAAAAAGCTAGAAACAAAGCTAGGACTTTTTTTAGGCGTGTTTCAAGAAAAAGAGTGTCTTATAAAA